ATCGGGTGGCGAGGGAAATGACGGAGCGGTGGGGTGATACGCTGCCGTCGCTGGTCACGCCGGATCTGGCAGGCAAGTTCGAGGCAGCCTACGAGGCGCTGAAGGAGGCCATCGTCGAGCGTGACGTCGTCAGGACGAACAAGATCGCCACGCAGCTCATGGCGGGGTGGAAGCGCATGGAAGCGGAAGCGGAGGGCGCGGGGCATAAGCCGCTGTCGCCGCACGCTTGGTGCGTGGAGCTGGATGGCGGGCAGATCGTGTGCTTCGCGCGGCAGGGATGCGCTGAGCTGCGCAAGCGGTATCCGCAGTGGGTGGTCTACTCGTTCGAGGATGCCGCGTGCGTGCTGAAGCAGCACTTCAGCGAGGCGTTTCTGCAGAAGGCGTTTGAGGCGTTCCCCAACGCGAAGGTGACGCGTGTGGTGGATGGACATGGAAACGATAACATAGAGGATGATATACCATGGTGACGAGGGAAGATATTTTACGCACGGCGGGTGACTTGATCACGGGCGACAGGCAGAGGACGTATGGCTCCGCAAAGGCGTCGCACGCGACCATTGCTGGCATGTGGTCGGCGTATCTCGGCGTGGACGTGACCGAGGTGGACGTGGCAGCGATGATGGTGTTGCTGAAGGTGTCGAGATCGCGCTCAAGCGATCATTCGGACAACTGGGTGGACGTGTGCGGTTACGCTGCGATAGCGGGCGAATTGGAGGCGTCAGGTGGGTAGGGCAGCCTGCGGGGCGTTTAGGCGTCTCACAGCGGCTCTGAGGGAGCGTGAGGGCGTGTTTAGCCTCTGCGGCAGACACGCCGACGCTCAGACGCCCGCGCGCGAATACGCATTTTTTACCAAATGGTCAAATTTTGCGATGTCGCAGCGCAGCAATATCGCCAACGATACAACCATAGATAGGTGTAAAACGCTAACATGCTGATATTGCTACATAATAAATTTAACATAATAACGATTATGCGATTCCAGCTGCAGATCCTGACCGTTTGGTCAAATTTACCCCCCCCCACTTCGCGCTTCGACGGGGGCGTGTGTGTATAGAAAAGCGCACGCACCCCCGCACCCCCTACGCGCTTGCCATACCCATGGCCCCGCGCTAAAATTTCCCGCGTACAAGGAGAAACGCAATGGCAGGCAAGGCGTTACGCAAACGCATATTGACGGAGGTCGCCTCCAACGGCGGCGCAGATTGGCTGTTTGACCAGATCGCGTCCGGCATCACCGTCGCCGAGCTGGCACGCCAATACGGCTGCACGCGCAGCTATGTTAGCAGGAGCCTGAACAGCGTGCCTGAGTATGCGGCTGCGCTGACCAAGGCTCGCGGCGAGGCTGCGGATGCGCTGGTGGAGCAGGGCTTGGAGATGGTTGACGGGTTGAGCGGCGCCAGCAGCCCGACGGAGATCGCCGCCACGCGCGAGAAGGTGCAGTGGCGCAAGTTCATGGCTGGCTCGATGAATCAGGATCGCTACGGCACGCGCCCGCAGAATAATGTCACGCTTTCCATTGGGGATCTGCACTTGGATGCGCTGCGCAAGTTTAGCTCCGACATGAAGCGCGTGAACAGCGACGCCGAAGCCGCCACGATTGACGCGGAATATGTGGAGGTGTCGGATGAGTGAAGCCAACCCGTTTGACGACTTCGTTGTCGAGTATTACGACGACCCCGTGCGCTTTGTGCGCGAGGTGCTTGGCGCTGATCCGCTGCCATATCAGGCCGAGTTTCTGGCTGCCATTGCGTCGGGCGAGCGCAAGATCAGCGTGCGCTCTGGGCATGGCACCGGCAAGTCGACGTCTGCCAGCTGGGCGATGCTGTGGTTCCTGTTTCTGCGTTTCCCGAACAAGGTTGTCGTCACCGCGCCCACATCTGGCCAGCTCTTTGACGCGTTGTTCGCGGAGATGAAGCGGTGGATCAACGAGCTGCCGCCTAATCTGAAGGACATGGTCACGGTGAAGTCCGACCGCGTTGAGCTGACGGCGGCGGCCAGCGAGGCGTTCATCTCGGCCCGCACGTCTCGCGCGGAAACGCCGGAGGCGCTGGCCGGAGTGCATAGCGAGCATGTGCTGCTGGTCATTGACGAGGCGTCAGGTGTGCCGGAGAAGGTGTTTGAGGCCGCTGCGGGCAGCATGTCTGGCCACAGCGCCACCACGGTGCTGCTGAGCAACCCCACGCGATCCTCTGGCACGTTTTACGAGAGCCAGACGCGTCTCGCAAACAGCTGGTGGACGCGCCGCTGGTCATGCGTTGACAGCCCGCTTGTCAGCGACGAGTTCGTTGACGAGATGCGCGCGCGCTACGGGGAGGAGAGCAACGCGTTTCGCATCCGCGTGCTTGGCGAGTTTCCGCTGGCAGATGATGACACGATCGTGCCGTACCACTTGGCCGAGGCCGCGATGCGGCGCGACATCGAGGTTGCGCCGAATACGCGCGCCGTGTGGGCGATTGATCCGGCGCGCTTTGGCACCGACCGCACCGCGTTCTGCAAGCGCGAGGGCAGCGTGATCACGGAGATCAAGTCGTGGCGCGGCCTCGATCTGATGCAGACCGTTGGCCGCGTGATGGCTGAATACGATGCGCTGCCCCCGTCGCAGCAGCCCAGCGAGATCCTTGTTGACAGCATTGGTATAGGGTCGGGCGTCGTGGATCGGATGCACGAGCTTGGCGCCCCCGTGCGCGGCGTGAACGTCGCCGAGGCTCCCTCGATGAAGGAGACATATAACAACTTGCGCACGGAGCTGTGGTTCAAGTGCAAGGCGTGGCTGGAGGATCGCAGCTGCAAGCTGCCCAACGACGACGAGCTGCTGGCTGACCTGACCGGCATCCGCTACGCGTTCACGTCCTCTGGGAAGATGGCTGCCGAGAGCAAGGACGCCATGCGCAAGCGCGGGCTGCGCTCGCCTGACCTTGCCGACGCCGTGTGCCTGACGATGGCGTCAGACGCGGCAACGGCCCTGAGCGGGCCGATGTCACGTTGGCGTGGCGCGCTCAAGCGCAACCTGCAGGGGATTGCGTGACCGCGTAAAAGCGTTTACGCTCCCCCCACATGGACAAGCGCTCTTGCTCGCGCTATCTATGCTTCATTGCGAGTTTCCTCCCTGTCTCGCGCAACTTGGCCCCGCCGCGTTCCTCCCATTGCGCGCGCGGGGTTTCTTTTTGGCGTTTTAATGTTATTATGCTGGAAGATATAACGGAGGTTACGATGCCAAAAGTTGGATCGAAGCACTACGCGTACACGCCCAAAGGTATGGCGAAAGCCAAAGCCGCCGCCAAGAAGTCTGGCAAGAAGGTGTCATACGCGAAGAAGAAGAAGTGATGTGGACGGCGCTGCTTTTGCTTTGCAGCGTCGAGGGTAATTGCTTTTCGTTTGGCAGCCCTGTGATGCAGAGCGAGAGCCAATGCATACAGTCCATACCGAGCGGGCTGGAATACGCGCGGCAGATGTTTCCTGCATATCGCGCAACCGATTATCAATGCGTCCAGTGGGGCGAAGGAGCTTAGATGGCTAAGGGTTTATACGCAAACATCCACGCGAAGCGTAAGCGCATTGCTGCTGGGTCTGGCGAGAAGATGCGCAAGGTAGGCAGCAAGGGCGCGCCGACCGCGAAGGCGTTTAAGAAGGCCGCGAAGACCGCGAAGAAGAAATAGCATGGCGCGCACCAAGTCAGAGAAGATCGCAGCAGCGAAGAAGCGCCACGGGTTTACGGCGGTGAATAAGCCGCGTCGCGGCGGGCCGAAGAAGTTTGAGGTGCTGGCTGTTGAGGGCGACACGGTGAAGAAGGTTAACTTTGGCGACCCCGCCATGTCGATCAAGAAGGATCAGCCCAAGCGCAAGGCGTCCTACTGCGCACGCTCCGGCGGCATCAAGGGCAAGTCGAGCAAGTTGAGCGCCAACTACTGGTCGCGCAAAGCGTGGGATTGTTGATATGGCTACCATAGATATATTTAACCTGTCGCCGCGCGACTTTAATCTGCAGATGCAAGAAGAGGCGATGTATCGCACGCCTGCGGAGCTTGACGAGCTGCGCCGCGAATACCGCAACCGCAACAGCATGGCTGGCAAACTGATGGGTCTGCTTGCGCCGGAAGAGGGCAAGCGCCGGTCTACGTTTTTGCCGGTAGACGCGCCGCAAGGGATGTCTATATTTGACGCCTTGCGGTCTGGCCAAGCAACGCCTGCCGTGCCGCAGGGTTTGGTGGATCTTATCACCGGCGGCACGCGCGGCGTTGAATCTGCTAGAGAATACGCGCAAGGCGTGCCGCCACGCGCAGACGCCTTAAACGATGCGCTTGCTATGTCAGGCTTGGCCATGACTGGCGGCGGCGTTGCCGCAAGTGCATTAAGGCCAACGAAGACATCTCTGCCAAGCGCCCCGAAAGAACGCGGAGACATGATCCTAAACATGCTGAAGGAGGGTGAGGCTGCCAACATCACCGACGACATGTTTGACATGGGCGACAGCGTAAAGACGACGCAGCTAAACCAGTATCTGTTTGAAAATTACGACTTGCCGATGGATGCAGAGAGCCGCGCGCAGCGGTTGTTCCAGATGGGATATAAGCGCGAGGGCATGCACGGCACGTCAAAGGAGCGAGGGGGAGAGTTTGACGATGAAACCCCTGATATATTGGCTTTCAGGCCGTCCGAACATGGTGCGATTGGAAGCGGTGTTTATGTTGACCCACTTTTAGATGGCCGCATAGGAGCATCACAATACTTTGCGGAGCCAAATCGTCGTGAAGGTGGTGAATCTGGAGCATACTATCCAATTTTGACTAAAGGTAAAATGATGCCTAGCGGAAACTACAAAAGTATGTTTTCGCAAGCCCTAGAGGATCTTGGTAAAAGTGGTGATAAGAGCTTTGAAGCTAGAAAGGCTGCAGACCGTTTGGTAGCGCAAAGAGTTGCCGAGCAAGGCTTTTCTGGAATGGGGGATATTGGCGAATACACAATTATTGACCCCGCCAATATCCGTTCCCGCTCTGCACGCGCCGACCCCAGACTAGCGCACTTGTCAAATATTATGGCCGCCAACGCGTCTAAGCCTGTTGGATTGTTGACAGCCGCTTCTGGGCGAGGGCCAAAAAAAGAAGAGCTTGATCCGCTTGGCTATCAAAAGCCAAAAATGCGCGGCTACCTTTCAGACACTGACGTGCAAATGTCGGACACTGGCGAAAACTTGCCACGCCAGCCGATGTCATGGGAAGATATGGAGGGTAAAGTTGTTTTGCCGTTTTACGGTGATCGCACAGCACGCGGTTTGTTAGTTGAAGGCGTAAACGATTTAAAATTTGACGAGCCGGTATATACAGAAGGCGGCGTTGATTTCATGCGCGGCCCAGCGGCTCAGCAAGACCGCGCTATTTGGGCGTCAAACCAAAACATTATCAAGCGCATTGAAAGTGAAGCAGAAAAAGCGTCACGCGACTTTGAGGGCGCAGATATATTTGGACTTACTGGCAGCATGTCTCCAGACGCTAATGACTTTGCCACATTTACTGGCGCTGCAATGGCCGAGCTTGTGAAGGGCGCAAAGATAACCAAGAAGTCAGCTAAAGAGTTTGACAAGGTTATGCGTGCAGTAGATCCCGACTTTGTTGGCGTTCTTTCGCCAAAGCTGCGCGAATGGGTTACGTCAACATCGTCGCCGAAACGTAAATCGTTTATTCGACTTATGGAAAGCGCGCCCATGCAGGAGCAAGGCTTTCCAAGCCCAGCGGAGGCGCGTTACAGCGTAACTGATCCGACGCAAAGAGATATGCCCGCTGGCATGTTTGGCCTTGGGGCCGCAAAGGTAGATACGTCTGCGCCGCTTATGTACAACGAGCCAAAAGGCAACTTGCCACGCGCTAACGTTCCGCACTCAACGTATAACACACAGATCGCCGGTGATTATACTGGATCTCTTCCACCTGTTCCGCAGGGATTGTTGTTCCGCAACGTGTATGACGCGATGGAAGGCAAAACAACCAAAAGCGGTCAGGCGTTAAATGAAGCGCACAAAACGCATGCAATTAAAACCATTATGCCAGCGCAGCAAATAACGCCGGAAGTGCTTGAGGGTATATTAGATTACTTGTCTAGGATGGGAAGATGAGCGGGTCTGCGTCTTCAATACCTAAAAGCTCACACACCAGTTCGTCCATCTGGTCAAGTTTTTCGTCTTCCAAGCCAAGGTCTTTGGCCTTTAAAACGATCAGCTCTCTAGCTAAGTCTACGTCAATCATGCTATCCTCCCATGTAGGGGTGAATGTTAACACAGTGATAAAGGCAACACAATGCCCATAACAACATACGCAGAGCTGCAATCCAGCATAGGCGATTTCCTTGACCGCGATGACCTGACGAGCGTCATCCCGACGTTTATTTCGCTGGCCGAGGCAGACATGAACCGCCAGATACGCCACTGGCGTCAAGAGAAACGCGCCACGGCCAACATCGATACGCAGTATAGCGCCGTGCCGTCTGACTTTTACGAGGTCATACGGATGTATATTACCTCCGGCAACACGCAGCCGCTTGAGCTTATGAGCCAGTTTCAGCTGCTGGAGCGCAAGCAGCGCACGGCCAACGCAACATACGAGCCACGCTACTACGCGATTACGGCTGGCGAGATCGAGGTGTTCCCCGTTCCCGATGGCACATATGCGACGGAGCTATATTACTACGCCAAGATCGGCGCGCTGTCTGATAGCAACACGTCTAACTGGCTGTTGGAATACTTCCCCGACGCGTATTTGTATGGCGCTCTGTCGCATTCTGCGCCGTATCTAAAAGACGATGCGCGCCTGCAAGTGTGGTCATCTTTGTATGCGAACGCGATTGGTGGTATAAACACAGACAATGATAAAGCGAAATTCGGCGGGTCTGGTCGCCGCATGAAGATAAAGGCGTATTGAGATGAGCTTCACCAACACCTTCGAGACAACCGTTCTAACATGGTCGTTCACCACCGACAGCGCGACACGCCCGACCGAGTGGCACACCGCGCTATACACTGTTGCGCCTGACGATACTGGCGGCGGCACAGAGGTATCTGGCGGGGGTTACGCGCGCCAAGCCACGGCGTTCACCGTGTCAGGCAACACCGCGTCAAACACATCCGCTGAAGAGTGGCCCGTCGCCACGGCGGGATATGGCACCGTTGTTGCTGTGGGGATCTTCGACGCGTCATCTGGCGGCAATCTGCTGGCCTACGCCAACCTGACCGCCAGCAAGACGATTGACACCGGCGACGTGTTCCGCATTCCTGCGGGCGATCTCGACATCACGCTAGACTAATGACGTATCGCAGCGGCTACGGGCGAAGCACCTACGGCAGCTACAACTACGGCTTGGACG